ATTAACAGGAGCAACGCCATCTACTTCATCATTATACCATTCACCTGTTGAGTTTTCTTTCCAGTATTCATTATCATTGCAGTTTCTTGTAAAGATATAACACCCAGGCGAGTATTCCTTTTTTTCGGTAGAAAAATTCTCTTTAGTATTAAAAGAAAATTTATCTTCAAAACCTTCTTTAGTAACAAATAGATTTGTAAATTTAAAATTATATTCAGTAAAAAAAACTAGTAATATAAATATTAAAAGTTTAAGTAAATCCATATTATATTAATATAATATAATTTTACATAGGTATTAACTTCTTTTTTTTATAACCTAAATCCATATATATTTCATATAATACAAGAATAAATACTAAAAATAAAGTCATGGTTTGTTTGCATTCTATACTGTTTCGTTTTTGCTGCCTATAAATAAAATATAGTATGAGGATATTTAATATAACTAAAAAGGAGAGGTTCATATACTATTGTAAAATAATATTTTTTCTAAAAATAGAATTAACAATTTTTTTTAATTCATAAAAAATTCCTGCTTTTTTTGTAGTTGGAAATTTATAATTCTTTAAACAATCTAAAACAGTCCCATATGAACCATCTGGATAGCATTGTATTTTATGGTCGATATGTTTTTTTTTATCATAATTTGCTAGATTAATTTTTTTAAAATCTATTAATTCGGATTTACCAGAAGAATTACTAATTAAAATGGTACTATCCTCATCAATTATAATAGTCTTTATATAAAATTTGGTTTGTTCATCATAATTAACCATATATGATTTATTTTTAGTTTCGTCATTTTTATTAGTTACACTAATATTAAACCCATCTATATTAGTGTTTTCATTCGTGTTGTCTTCTTGATGCCAAAAAAGTTTTACTACATCTCCATCATACAAACTTGTTAATTTAATATTAATATCATCAGAATCAAATGGTTCTTTATGCCTAAACATAGATAGTAGGATAAAAATTAATATTACTATTATTACTTTCAACAACAACATTATATAAAATATAGATATATATTATATGTCAAAAAAAAAGGTTTTCAGTAAAACAGAAGAAGATAAATTAAAAAAAAGGTTGGAAGATATCTCAGATATTAATGAAAAGGTTAAGGAAAAACTTGATAGTGATTATCTTAAAAATTATTGGAAAGATGAAGGATTACCAAATCCATTTGATGTTGTAAAAAAATTTATAATGGATAAAGGTTTAAAATTATATGGTGGATTAGCATTACATACCTATCTTAAAAAACATAAACAGGGTTTATATAGAGATTCTGAATTCCCGGATTTTGATGTTTTAAGTCCAGATGCCTGGAATCATGCGAAAGAACTTGCAAATATTCTTCATAAAATGGGCTTCAAGTTTGTGGAGGCTCGTTCTAGTGTTTTAAATGATTACCATCACCAGACATTTAAAGTCGGTGTAGACATGCAGTTTATTATAGATATTACACAGAAAGGATGTACACCAAAACAGATAAAGAGTAATGATTGTGATTCATGTGGTAGATCAACAAAAGGTAAATGCCTAAAATTATTTGATGATGAACCAGTAGTAGATTCTGCTTTTAAAAAAACGACCAAAAACCCTACAGTTTATAGAAAAACATATGATTATAGAACAAAGAAATCTAAATTCCCTAAAAAACTATTTGTTATGGATAAAGACTGGTTAAAAGGACAGATGTATAAAGAATTAACACAACCACTAGGACAACCAGTAAGACTACCAAAGGTAGGAACGCGTTTAGAAAAATTCAAAGCACTCTATGATTTTGATCATTTTGATTGCACACCAGTCGAGTATAAAAAAATTGTAAATAAGGACATAAAACCTGTATTAAATGCGATTGGTAAATTTATTGAAGGTAGAAAACTAGTCAATTACGGAGCTACCGCGTTTAATCTATTTGTTAAGAATGATTCTAACGTAGGAGCACTCCCAATTTCAGATTATAAAGTATATACTCAGAATGGCGCTTATCAGTCAAATGAACTCCTAAAGGTATTACATAAAAAATTCAAAAAAATGAAATTTAGTTATATAATTAAAAATAAATTATGGAAAGAACAGGAAGATATTGACTATATTGTTAATGTAAAACTTGATAATGGTAAATTTAATAATCTTATTACGTTTACAGAAACAGACAGATGTATTCCATACGTCCAATATAATAAAATACGTTATGTTACTGTTGATAGACTAAAATATTTGTTTTATCAGTCCTCCAGCACACCTAACTTTTTAAAAGAACTAGAAGATTCTCCAACAAATTATAAATGTTTACTAAATAGTCTCTTAAAATCTGAAAAGAAATACTTTAAGACAAAAAAAAATAAAGGTAATAAACATAAATTTAGAAGATATGTTTCTAAATGCCAAGGAGAGGAAATTTCCAAGATACAGACAACCTTATCAAATCGGTGGTTTGATAAAATGGAAGAACTAAACCACACAACATATAAACATGGTAAACCTAAAAAGGGTTATATTACAAAAATTTATAAAAAGGCAGGAGAAGAAAAATTTCTCCCATATAAACCAGAAGAAGAAGACTATAAAAAATAATTTATTGAATAATATTTATTGCAGATGGTGTAACAGTTACAATTTTAGAAACCGACTGAAGTGTATTTATATTTGTATAATCAATAACATCGCTGTTATTTGAATAATAGAATAAAACAGAATATTCTACATTGTTTTCTATATTATTGGTAATATCTGTTTCGTAAAATTGTTTGTATTCTTTTGCTGGAATTTTTAGTATATGAATACCTTCGTGTGGGTATCTTGTTTTATAATATTGTATAACAAAGAATTGGTTGGGATCTGAAGATGTTACCTCGTAATATAATTTTACTTTTATTTCATTATTACCAGGTATACAGATTAAATTATTTGTGTTTTCGGTATTAGTAATTACTTCTGAAGAATTCGACCACTCGCAAGAACTTGTAGAACAGTTATTACATATCTCGATACAATTTTCTTTTGTACAATTATCTCCAATAATTTCTTTGTCTATTGTTTTTCCAGAAACAATACATCGACTTATACAAGCAGCCTTGGTTAGTCCCCATGGCTGAAATTTACATTGATTAGATTGTTCATTTTATTGAAATTTTTCATAATTATTAATATAGTAATAAAGAATACTCCAAATGATTAATAAACTTAAAAAATTAATAATAATATTCATATCGATTATATTATTTTGCTATATTATATTTTAAAATAATGGTGATAAAACTTTAAGGAAGGCGGACTTAACATAGTCATTCCCTAATAATTTACCATAAACAGATTCGTCTATTACAGAATCACGTGTATTTAATTTTACTTCCTTTTTTTTTCTAACCTCTGTAACAACTTTTTCTTTTAAGGATAGTCTTCTTAAAATAATCGGATTACTTATACCATTATCATTTTCTGAATATATTTTTATATTATAAAACTCTCCCTTTTTTAATCCTCTAAAATAATGCTCCATTAAATCATTATTACTAATATTTGGTATTTCAAATTCAATAGATTTATCATTGAGATTTTCTATTATACAGATATATCTAAGAATAGGATGCTCTTTACTTGTTTTAGGTTTAAACCATGATACACGTATATAATCGTTTTGTATATCAACCTTTTCATTCTTTATTTTCTCTGGTGGATTTTTTTTAAGATTTAATACTTCAACATAGTTGCAGTTATTTTTTTTACAGTCTCCTTCGCACTTTTTTCTACATTCAGATACCAAATTTGTTATAGTTTCCTTAGAAATGGATTCTAAATCCCAATCAGTTCCGACCGTATTATCTACCTTTTTTACTATAAGACAATCATCTACACAATGTCTTTCTGAAACATATGTAGAAAAAGATTCTTTATTACTAATTTTACAATAGAAATATAAATTTAGTAAAATTAAAATAAATATTACTATAAGTTTAATCATTAATATAAAGATATATAAATATTTATTCTATACCTCCTAAATACTGTTTAATATCATCTGATATTTCATTATAATCTAAATTATTATTTATATTTAAATTATCTTCATAGTTTTCACCAAGAATTCTTTTAGAAATTCCATAACTACTATATTTTGACATATCTAATTTATCAATTTCAAGTCCATAATTATTATTTTGTCTACAACTTCCACCATTTTTATTATTTTTATTATAAATTAGTTCTATTTCTTCATCCGATTCTATTAGAGATGGGTGGTAATCTTTAATATTAATAGGACCAATTGGTGCAATTGTTTCGATATTGGAGCAATTTTTACTAATATTATTCTTTACTTCAGAATTTTCTATAATCGTATTTTGCGACTTAACAGATATATCATAATAAATAGTATTTTTTAGATCATTAATTTCATACTGACAATTCTCACAGTCATTAGCGTTAAAATTATATATCATTTCATCATTCGTCTGATTAGTATTAGAAGGATAGGATTCTTTTACAGTTACAATATAACTTTTTATTTTACCATTAGTTCCTTCAAATGGTTTTTTCCATTCTAACAAAACTCTTTTATTTCCAGCGGTTGACCTTATGGGATAAGGTGCGTCTGGTAAATAATTAGGGGGTTTAGTTTCAGTATCTAACCAATGACAGCTAACCATATCCTTACATCCTTCACATATTTTTTTACATACAGATGTATTACAGTCTAAAGAATTCGATTTATTACACAATGATTCACAGTTATCTTGGTCAGAACCTTTAGGATAGAATTTACATAGTTTCTCTTCTACGCCCTTTTCAGGTGCACCATATTTATATTCTATATTAGAAATATTCCCATTAAATTCCGATATATCTGTTAGTAAATTTGTTTTAGCACCACCGAATACAATAAAGGAGTTTTCGGAAACTTCTGGTAATGATATATTATCTATAATTTCTTCATTTAATCTAAAAGTTATTTTATCTTCTTCTTTATGGATTAATATCCTATAATATTCTCCTTTGTTTTCGTCATTTTTCATATTTAGTGGTGTATAAAACTTTTTGTATCCTTTATTTACTGATACATAAACATTACTATTAAACTTTAATAAACTCCATACAGTCTTATTGTTACTTGATATAAACTTAATAAATGGTTGTTTCTGATTATTATTAATATCTTCGAATTTTACATAAAAGGAAATATAGAATTCTTTTAATTGATTATTGTCTTCTAATTTAAGAATGATTTTAGATGTATTTTTGTCGTTATTATCAGAAGTAAACTTATAAAAATTTATTAACTCTTGATTATTATCTTCTTCTACATTTGTGTTAGTTTCATCAAAGTTATAAAAATATACTTTGTTTTTTTTTATATTTTCAATACCATTATGATCATCAAATCCTTCACGGTTTAATTTAAACTTATTCAAATAAATTAAACTTAAAATAAATATTAGTAAAACAAATATTATATTGGTATACATTAAAATATTACATTATTTTTTTTTTATATTTTATAAATTTGAGAATCATTCGGTGTTATCTCACTTGTTTTAACTTCTGGTAATTCATTTATTTCATTTGTTATATAATTTATACAATTTTCAGAAAAATTTGTAATATTTGTATTATGTGTATGAACCGACCCATGTTCCCAGGTTGTATCCTCCTTAACATTTTTATATTCGTTTTTTATAAATTCTAAAGTACTTGGATATAAATATCTAATATCACACTGTTTATACCCTTTATTATATGAAAAAAAATTATAATTCATTTTTAATGTTAAATCTTTGCATTCTTCTATATTTTTAACACCTGGTGGTCTTAATTTAAAACGATAATAATATTCACCATAATCAAAGACCTTTGGAATATCTTTTTTTCTATCTCTTTCAATATAAGCTGGTTTAACTATATTCTCTATAAAATCTAATTTATCTTGAGTAGTTGTATTATTTTCAAAATCAGTCTTTATTTCTTCTCTATTTAGTATCCAGCTTCCATTATATAGATTAAAACATTTAGGTATTTCTTTAGAACCACACATGTTACAACTCTTCGCACAATTGGGAAGCATATAAGCGAGGTTATTTTTACATTTACCATCCTTCGCCCAAGCTGCACACTGTTCATTTGTATCTTTACATCCTGGGTCGATAGGTGCGTCTGTAGGTGCGTCTGTAGGTGCATCTGTAGGTGCGTCTGTAGGTGCGTCTGTAGGTGCGTCTGTAGGTGCGTCTGTAGGTGCGTCAGTAGGTGCGTCGGTAGGTGCGTCAGTAGGTGCGTCGGTAGGTGCGTCTGTAGGTGCGTCGGTAGGTGCGTCGGTAGGTGCTTCTGTGGTATTATTATTATACTCTTCTATCACCTTGTTGAGTGTTTGTTTAATGATATCATTATAAGTGAAGTCTAATGCGTCCTTGACAATTTTACCAGTAAGTTTAGCTACTATTCTAAAATTACCTCCGAACCAACCATCCGTAACATCTATACTATCAATCTTAAGTTGTTTGACACCTGATAAATATAAGCTATTATCTAAGACAATCCTAATATTATTTTTGAAATATTTTGTATAATCCTTTGTTAATCGTTTTGCAGCTGGATACATTCCAGTCATTTTATCACTGGTGTTCCAAATTAATTCATAAATAATGGGTTTTGGGGGTACAAACTTACTGTTGGTTTTAATAAAACATCGATGATCAGCGTAGAAGGCATCCCCTGAAATTTTGTTAATATCTGTACATCCAGGGTCATTATAATAATGAAGTCTACATAAGTTGGGGGACCACCACTGACCAACAGTCGAGGCATTCTTATAGTTTTCTTGCCAGGAAATACTAAAACAATTTGACTCGTTCATACACTTATCTTTACATTTGTCTATATTGAGGCCTTCTATATAAGTATTATATGTAGCCTTATCATTGGAGTCTCCTGTAAACTGTTTATACCCACCGTTACAATTTGTACAGAGTCCAATCTTCCGTGTATAATCTGATTCTACATCTTTAAATCCTTCTGTTCTATTTATATTTTTAATTTTATAAATAAGAACACCAATTAAAAAGGTAATTAAACAAATTATAAGTTTATTATATTTCATATATGTTAATTAGATATTTTTATATTATTCATTATTGCATATTTTAGATTCAATATCTATATCAGTATTAATATTACTGTTACTGCTATTTTTGTCATTAATTAGTCTTGGCACACTATGTTTCTTCTCTTTATTTGGAAGTATAGTAAATATATTAGATAATGGACTAATTGTATCATCATCTCTATACGAACGTATAGCTATATTATAGAATGTATTTTTATCTAAATCTCCTATATCAAATTCTATTAAAGGTAATTTTTTATCATTATTCTCATTCTCATTATAACTTATTATTTCCTTTTTATCATCATCTGATAAATAATGTGTTCCTATTCTTGTACCGCTATTTTTATCTTGTGTTTTATAAACAATATACATAAATGAGTTTATACCTACATCTAATTTATTAAAATCTATTTCGGGTGGAACTGTACTCTCAGTAGTAGAACCTTCTGTAGTAGAACCTTCTGTAGTAGAACCTTCTGTAGTAGAACCTTCGGTTGTAAATCCTTCTGTAGTAAATCCTTCTGTAGTAGAACCTTCTGTAGTAGAACCTTCGGTTGTAAATCCTTCTGTAGTAAATCCTTCTGTATTAGAACCTTCTGTAGTAGAACCTTCGGTTGTAAATCCTTCTGTAGTAAATCCTTCTGTATTAGAACCTTCGAATACAGTGGTATCGGCTTCAGTGGTAGTAGTAGCTTCAGTAGTAGTAGTAGCTTCAGTGGTAGTAGTAGCTTCAGTGGTAGTAGCAGCTTCAGTGGTAGTAGAGGTTGATTTTATGGAAAATGGTGGGTTAAATTTTACTTTTGCGGTATGATCATCTTTAACAGTAACAAAAATAGTAGGTGGTAAGGGGACAGAAGGATCTATTAGTTTGGATGTATTTTGTTTAATAAATATTTCCTGTTCATTAATTATTTTTTTATACCAGGGACAGTTCATTTCGCTTTTACAGTTACTACATTTATCATAACATTTAGTGTAACTACAGCCAGGTGTATCAAGGCATACCTTAGTGCAAGAATCTATACTGTTGCCAAATGGAGTGAAGTCACATTTAGATGAAGTCCATTTGCTACATTTTTTGTCTATACATTTTGTAACACAAGCGGATTCTTCACAATCGGGATATTTTTTACATTCCTCCATACATTTTGTTCTGTTTTCGGTTTTATTTTTAGATTCATCGTATAGACATGAACTGGTTTTTTCCATACATTCGAGATCATTTTCAATTGTAAAGGTTTCTATATTGTTTTTGTTATTATTATAAAGAATCAATAACAAAAAAATGTTAAAAACTATAAAAAAAAGATTGATATAGTTTATCATATTATGATATATAATTATATTTAATTTTCTGTATTATTTAAATTTTCCATAATAGATAGTTTAATTAAAATATGTTTTAGTTCATTAAGTTTAACAATCTGTAGTAATTTTTGTCTTTCAATAGATTCAATACTAGTTTTAGATAAGAAATTATTAGTAAATCTAGGTGTAGAACATTTTGTATTATTTTTGACATTTTTAATATACTCTTTCATAATTTCATCACTACCTTCAGAAGATAAATTAGCGATATCTACTTTGGATTTAGTAATATTACGCGACCTAGGTATAACAACCTGTTCTATTTCTTCATTAGTAAATGTATTCATATTATATATATTATTATATAATTAATTATCGTATTTTTTATCAAGGTCACTAATAATACTTTCTATAGTATTATAAACAGAAATATTAGAATTAATATCATGTTTTTTAAGTTTAGTTTTAGAAAATGAATTTCTTAAATTTTTACATTTTTGTAGTAATTTGCGTTTTATTTTAAGATAGTGATTTAGGTTAATCATAGCAACGGTTTTCCTTTGCAATTCCGCTTTATCTTTATTTCTAAGAATTGTTTCATCATCTAAGGCAAGATAATCGAATTTATTACTATCAATACCAGTTTTATACATAATAATATCATTTTTGGATAGAACCTTATCATCCTTAGAAACAACCTGGTTTACCTTTTCATCTTGATAATAATCAACAAACTTAGATTGATTTACAAATTGTTTTAATATTCTGGTTTGTTTATTTAATTCAGACTCTATTTCTTTAGCTAAAGCAATGAATTTACCATCAGAATCATAAATTAAATCATAAAATAAATATTCTGGAATAATGTTATCTGTTTTATGATTTGGTTTATTAAGCTCATCTAATTTAATCCATGGAGTATTTTTCCAATCAACAGATGAATGTTTGTGAATTTTTCCATAAACATCTATAGCAACCATAATTTTTTCTGTATTAAATATAAGTTTATGTAAGTTAATATTCGGATCATAATTAATAGGACCATTCCACATATGTGTCGTATCATCTAACTGATAAATCTGATTGTCTCTATAATCAATACCTAACAAATTATCATTAAGGTCATAAATAATACTTTTTATAGATTTATCTTTGTGTTGTTTGGGGTATTCTATCCATTTACTTTCTATATCACTCGTTTGTTTATAATAGATAGTATATTCCGGTTTACTGTTAACATGTTTTAGACCAACACACATTAATCGTTTACCGATTGATTTATAGTTATTATCTAATTCATCATGATACCATAACAAGTGTACAATTAAAGTATAATCATCAACTTTACCATTAATCAAAGGTTTATAGTTATTATGATGTGTATCATCCTTTTTATTAATATTTTTCAAACTATAAATTTTATAGAGGTGATTAGGATTAAATTCGCCTTTATTAGGATTAATTGCAGTAATTATATAACCAGTCTCTTTAGGGTCTGATAAAGGTACAATATTTTCTATAAAATATTTATTAATAGTTAACATGTTATTAGAACTGGTAAACCCTTCCATTTTATTATACATATTTATCATAAATAGCAATACTATTATAATTACTATTAAATAAATTGTAGTATTCATTACTATTATTTAATATTAAAATTTAAAATTATGTTTAATATTCAATCTTAGGTGTAATATTAATATTTTCCTTTATATTTTCAATCGCTTTATCTAATACCTGTATATATTGTTTTGTTTTATCATCGATTAAATCTTCATAATTTTTATGGTATTCAATATCATCCTTATTATTATATATTTTTTCTTGAAGATCAAATGTTTCTTTTAGTAATTTGTCCTGTTTTTTCTTTAATTTTTTAATAATATTTTGTTTAGAGTATTTTGTAAACATTTTTATCTTTGATGAAGAATCATAGTTATCATCAAAATATTTAATTTTATTACAAAACTGTGCAAATAAAGAAGAATCATCTTTGATAACTTTTAATCTATTTTCATCCTTGCGTTTTAATGCGGTTTGTTTAGATTGGAATTCAGACTCATTAACTGAAAATTGTTCATTTTGCTCTAATAATTTTTTTAATAAAAAAATAGTTATTAGAGATAGTATTAAAAAAACTATATAGTTATTCATTATATTTATACAATATAATATTAAATAGAACTATTCATAAAATTAGGTAAAATAAGTGTTAATAGTAATAAAAATACCATAATATTTACATATATCATTGTATATTATATAAGATTATTTTAATTAGATGGTAATTTTACATTAACTTCGTGTTTACTAGCACTATTATTATGTTGGTTACTTAGTTCTACAACATCTTTCATCGTTTTTTCAAGTTCGCCAAATTTTTGTTTTCTACATTGTCCGGTTACCGATTTTTTCTCTGTATACTTTTTTCTATAAAAATTAACAATCTGGGTTAATTCATTAATCTTTACATTTTCTATATCAAGCTGTTCCTGGATTAGTTCTTCGTGTTTTCTTTTATCATCCAAGTCATTTTTTTCTTGACTGTCTTCATAGTCTTTACATTTTTTTTCTAAGCTCTTTAAGTTTTCAAACATAACATCAAGAGAAGAACCTTCATTACCATCAAGTGTTCCCAATTCATCACCATCGGTTGAATCATCGGGATCACCAGATTCTAGATCTTCATCACCATTCGTTTCCGTCTCAAGTTTTTCTTTTTCTTCCTGTTCTTCTTTTGCTGTTTTGACCTTTTCAGCTATACTGATATTTTCCTCAGCCTGTTTACCACTATTCATATTAGCTTGATTGAAATCGTTTGTTTTGAATCCTTCACGAATGCCTTTAATGCGATTAATAGTTTGTTCTACACTATTATTTGTTTTATATTTTTTATATTTACTATTTATTACAGTTGATAGAAATATTAAACAGATGCACACTAAAACAACAAGAAGTACTATATTTACAGTGCTTAAATTTTTAATAAATTTATTCATATTCATATTAATATATATTTATAATTTAATTTTTCATTTCATCATTACCCCAATAGAATTGGTCTTCTATAGAATTACTAATTATAATAGGTCGTAACTCTTTAGGGTGTTGTGTTGTTGTTGTTGTTGTTGTGGTTTTATTTTTTTTATAGTTTATAATTCTATTAATAAATAATAGAATTAATAGTAATATAGTTATTGAGATAGTGTAAATTAGAATTTTGTTAATCATTATAACATCTATAGATAAAAAAATAATATTAAATAAAATTGATTTATTTAAAAAATACAACCGATTAATACACAATGGCGACTCAATCCTATAAAAAGTTTACCCACGAACAGCATGTTCTTGAACTACCGGATACCTATATCGGTGATACAGAACAAAACACTATCCATACGTGGTATTATAATGAAGATGATAGTAGGATGCAAGAAGGTGATTTGACTTATATCCCTGGAGAATATAAACTATATGATGAAATTATTGTTAATAGTTTGGACCAGTATACCCGTCTGAAAGAAAGTAATTCAGACTATAAGGTTACAGCTATTAAAATTACAGTTAATAAAGATACTGGTGAAATTAGTGTCTATAATGATGGTGTAGGTATTCCGGTTAAGATTCACCCAGAAGAAAAAAAATATATTCCAGAAATGATTTTTGGCGATTTGCTTACATCTTCAAACTATAATAAACAAGAACTAAAGCATGTTGGTGGTAAGAATGGTTATGGGGCAAAACTTGCAAACATATTTTCAACCAAGTTTTGTGTGGAAACTGTAGATCATACACTAAAAAAGAAATGTATTATTACCTTTTACGATAACAAAACTAGAAAGGATAAACCTAAAATTACTACATATAAATCTAAACCTTATACCCAAATTACCTATACACCTGATTATAAAAGGTTCAAGTCTGATGGTATTACAGATGATATGATTAAGATTATGAAGAAACGCGCCTATGATCTTACTTGTTGTACGGATAATAGTGTAGTTGTTTATTTTAATGATGAAAAACTAGAAAGTAAAAATTTTGAAAAATATATTGACCTATTCTTGGGTCCTAAGAAGGACTATTTTAGGGTGTATGAAAAGAGTGAACGCTGGGAGATTGGTGTGGCGATGACACCAAATCATAACTTTGAACAGGTTTCATTTGTAAATGGTATTTCTACATCTAAGGGTGGTAAGCATGTTGATTATATTGTATCACAAATTACAAAGAAACTAAGTGCATTTATTTCTAAAAAACATAAGATTGATGTAAAACAGAATTTCATTAAGGATAATATTATTGTATTCATTAAGTGTATTATCGACAATCCAAGTTTTGATAGTCAGACAAAAGAATGTATGACTACAAACCGGGCAAAATTTGGTTCTACTTTTGAGATTAGTGATAAATTTATTGATAATCTTAGTAAAAGTGGTATTGTAGAAAAATCTATGGAACTGTCATCTTTGAAAGAAATGAAATCTCTTAAGAAGAATGATGGTAGGAAACAGAGTAGACTAAAGGGTATTCCTAAGTTGGAAGATGCTAACTTTGCTGGTTCGAAGCAAAGTGGTAAATGCACCCTAATTATTACAGAAGGAGATTCAGCTAAATCTACAGCGATGTCAGGTCTAGATATTGTTGGTAGGAATTACTGGGGTGTTTTCCCTCTAAAGGGTAAGATGCTAAATGTTAGGGATATCAAGAATATTAAAAAGATTGCTGAGAATGAAGAGATTAAAAATATTATTAAGATTTTTGGACTAGAAATTGGTAAAGAATATACATCTATTGATAGACTACGCTATGGTAAGATTCTATGTCTTACCGATCAGGATGAAGATGGTTCCCATATCAAGGGTCTTCTCTTCAATCTATTTGAGACACTATGGCCTAGTTTGTTTAATTATGATGGTTTCAAAAATAGTATGCTTACACCGATTATCAAGGTTACTTGTAATAAAAAGGCTATTCCATTCTATAGTATTCCAGACTTCAAAGCTTGGGAAAAGAAAACAACACAGAAATTTTCAGCTAAATACTATAAAGGATTGGGAACGAGTACTGCTAAAGAAGCGAAGGAATATTTTAAAGAACTAAAAATGGTAGAGTATACCTCAGATAATGTTAACGATAAAAATTCTATGGAACTTGCTTTTGGTAAGAAAGAAGGTAGTTCAAATAAGAGGAAACAATGGCTTTCTACCTATAATCGTCAAGAAACACTTGATTACACACAAAGTAAAATTGCGGTTGAGGACTTTATTAACAAAGACCTAAAACACTTTTCAAATTCAGATAATATTCGTTCTATTCCTAGTATTGTAGATGGTTTCAAACCATCACAGAGAAAGGTTCTATTCGGTTGTATTAAAAAGTGTATTAAGAAGGAAATTAAAGTTGCACAGTTGGCGAGTGCTGTTAGTGAAATTAGTGCTTATCATCATGGTGAAGTAAGTCTACAAGGAACAATTGTTAATATGGCACAGGATTTTGTTGGTTCAAACAATCTTCCTCTACTCGAACCTATTGGACAGTTTGGAACACGAGTTGGTGGTGGCAAAGATTCGGCACAACCGAGGTATATTTACACGGCTCTTCAGAAACATACAAATGCCCTGTTTAATCCTTTGGACTACCCATTGTTCAATTATCTTAATGATGAAGGTAAAGTTATTGAACCAGAATACTATGTCCCAGTTCTACCAAACATCCTAATTAATGGTTCACAAGGTATTGGAACAGGATGGTCTACAGATATTCCTTGCTATAATCCTATGGATATTATTTCTAATATTGAGAAACATATCAAGGGAAAGGAAATGACTGAAATGACCCCATACTATAGGGGATTTACTGGTAAAATTATTAAAATCAATGATACATCTTATAAAACTAAAGGGAATTATACGCTTCATGCTAATAAGGTTGTAATTACAGAACTACCGGTCGGTGTTTGGACTGATAAATATAAGGAATTTCTTGAATCAATCACGATTGATCTTAAGAATAAGAATTCTAAACAAATCATTAAACATTATAATACTTATTGTACAGATATTAGAATTCACTTTGAGATTTTTATGGACGTTGAGTTGATTGAAAGACTTGATGTAACGGATGCAAAAAGCAATATGACAAAGCTAGAAAAGGCACTAAGGTTGTGTTCGATTATTAATCTTAGTAATATGGTATTATTCGATAAAGATAGCAATATTAAAAAATATAATACAACAAAAGAAATCATTGAAGAATTCTGTGATGTTAGGGTTGTATTCTATCATAAACGTAAAGATTACTTGGTAAAAGACCTTCAGTCTAAAATTAATATGTTGGAAATTAAAATTAGATTTATCAATGAATTTATTAATGAAACGATTAAGGTTATCAGGGTTAAACGTGCAAATGTTATTAAACAACTCGAAGACAAAAAATATCCTAAGGTAGATGATAAGTATGATTACCTACTTAAGATTTCGATTGATAATCTTACAGAAGAAAAGATAGAAGATTTGGAGAAAAACTGTAGTAATCTTAAGGGTGAACTTGATGAACTTCTTGGTAAAACCCATTGGGATTTGTGGACAGAAGATATTGGGTCTATTAAAAAGGAACTTAAAAGTTATGGATATGATTTAAAAAAAAAGAAATTAAAGATTGTTGCTAATAAATAGTCAATGAGTTCTAATGTAATAATATTAAATAGTATAGATAGAATAATCAGTGATACCACATTTGATTATACCTTTAATTTTGGTGATAAAAGAGATGATAGAAGGGGTGTATTGTATAAATCGGTGGATAATGTTTCCGAATTTCATATAGAGTATATTGTTATTCCTAATCTTTTTATTAATGTTAAAGAAGTACATGCAGTACAACATTTAGGTATGCTTCCCTTTGAGAATGAAGATGTGAATCATAGTAATTTTTCTTTTCCTAAATTATCCGATTTAAAATATATAAATGTACATGTAAATGAATTAAATGGTAACGTTATTGGTTCAAGTAATAAAAAGTCTTCATCTATGTTTATAATTGATAATATAATTCCAAAAAGTTCTACTGCTTCTTTGGTAAAAAATTATTATCTTGATGATTCAGACATTAAGGTGCATAAACGAACTAGATTAAAGAATATAGGTGAATCTATAATGGATGAACCTCATACTTATTTAGTTCTAAAGAATGTGTCGAGCGAGCCGACCTTGTTTAAGAAAAATATATTAAGTAGTATTAATTTAAAATTTTATAAACCAAATGGAGAATCGATCAAATTATTGAATGATAAACTTACAATTAAAAATGTTTTTTCAACAGCTGTTGCTCCTTTTATTAAATCTGTATTCCTCGAAGACGGCACAAGGTTTTTATATTCAACTGTATCTGAGTTCGAAACAAATAGTGCGCATTTAAGAGAAGGATTATTTCTGGCAACTAGAATGTTTAATCCTTTCTCTGATAAAAATCCAATTAATGTATTTATAAAAGAAACAACTAGTATACCTGGTGACGTTTATGGCGAGTTCTACACTGCTAAATATAATAGACTTCTGAAAAATGATGATGACCTGCCGCCACAACCCACTGACGAATATGATCCAGGTTTTGGTGGTATTGAATTTCACTCAAAGTTAATAGAAATAACTTGTGGCGAATATTTTAGTTCTGAAGAATATAAAATTGGTGATACTATTCATTTTAAAGATATTGTTATTCCAGAATCACCAGGCGATTATAAAAAATACCCTCAATTAACTAAATTTCTTTCAAGAGATGAGGGTCATACTATTATAGGATTAAGTCGTTATAACTTCCATAATTACAGACCATACTCTGTATTTCAAACTACACTATATAATATAATTCAAATTCTTCCAAATACAACTCTGGATTTAGTTCAAGGTCGTCATCAAACAGTAGATTTTTTTGATTTACAAGAGCTAAGACAGGTTGCTAATCCAGAATTTGGTAACTTTGGGGAGAACGACGCCGAATGTACACATATAGAAAGGGATTTATCTGGTTATATATTAAATAATGATTTACAGAATTTAGTTAGTATAAACGTCAAAAATAATTAAATTTTTATATTATTAATTAATATAATGGATACAAATTTTTTAGATGATTATTATGGTGAATCTGATATGAGCTGGAAAGAAACACTTTTAGAGGATACTAAATTTGCAGATAAGGGATTTGAAACTTTTGGAAATGGTAAGGAATCATTTGAGAAAATAGATAGTACATTTAAATCATTAGATAATAATGGTAATGGATCTTTAAGAACCGATTTAGATGATAATATGAATATGAATGTTATAAATGGTGATGATATAGAGTTTTTGAATGATTATAGTAGTATAAATGATTTTAATGATACAACACTAATTAAAAATATAAAGGAGGATAAAAATGATAATAGATTAATACCGGATGTAGGAGAAATTAAAAACCATGTTTCTTATAATTTATTTCAGGAAAGTAAGAAACAGGATAACTTTAATGATAGTATTAAGGGGATAATTTCGCCAACGATTGTAAGTGGTGTATTTTTTTCTAGAAAAAATATAAATAATTTACATACTAAAATAAGAATTGGTATTAAAAAAATATTAAACTATGATATTGATAATCAATCAGAGGAAGAAATGCAAATTATAATGAGGTCTATTTATCTACAATTTTCTAAGAATAGTAATGTTGATGTCCAGAACCAGGTGAAACAACTAAATAAGGAAGTTCTAGATTACTGTATTTCTAATATTTATACTAATATAAAACAATATTTAGGATATATTAAAAATATTAGTGAGACTTCTGATTATGTTATGCCCCCAGCTAAAGAAACAAGTATTTATGGAAATAAAAAAGGATATAGAATGGATCAGTTAATAGACCATAGTGGTGGGTTGAGAAGACGATAACAAGTTAGAATATTATTATTTATATAAATCACTATTACAAATGACTTTTGAAAGGTATATAGATATGAAAAATAAAATAGAAAATTTATCTAAAATAGAGAAGATAGAAGTCTTTAAAATAATAAAAACATATGATGTATTTTATACACAAAATAAAAATGGTATATTTTTAATACTTAATAAATTGGACGAAAAAGTTATAAATGAAATAAATAATTTTTTAATTTTTTTAGATGAGACAAAACAAATATTAAATTAATTTAATTTAAAAAATTGATATAATAATAATAGTATTATATTATCAATTATGCCTTCCCTTTCACAAATTTCCTTGTGTATCCAAAAGAATAGTAAATTTAAAGCTCAACAAATAAATGTAAATTCTAATTTTCTTCAGACAGAATCAGTACCAGAAAAAATTAAGAATGAAAAAGTTGAGGAAGTAAGTATTGTTACACATGATGAAATTATTGAGATTCCTGGTTATTTTGATTTTTTAGATAAAAACAATTATTATCTATATGGAACTTCTAATATGTTTGAGTCAATTCTGTTTATTATAAGTGAAGATTTTAGACTAGGTAATATTAGCAAAAAGGATGCACTTACAACGTTCCGAGATTTCCTTCTGGAGAATATTAATAGTTCTTTTACAAAAAGTAAAGCTATGTATGCTAAAAATAATATTAAACGTAAACCTATTGAAACATATCTAAAGGAGTTAATGTTTAGTGAAACAATAAAATCTAATCTTGATGTGTTTAATCTTATTTCAGATACCAAAAAGATTAATATTTATATTTTGGATCCTGATAAAAAACTATATTATAACTATATCACTAGTTCTTCAGATAAAAATATTATTCTAGTAATGTGGGAAGAACATATCCTACCTCTTATGTCTATTCATAATAATTCATTCTCTTATTCAGATATTGAGAAAATTCTTTCGTATTTTAGTAAAAAGTTGATTTTGAACAAGTTTACTAGTTATAAGTTACCTGATTTACAACTACTTGCAAATAATAATGATATTTCTATCACATTAGATAATAATAAAAAGAAAAGTAAACAGAGACTTTATGATGATTTATTGCTATTAACATAAAAATTGATTATTTAAGAAATAATTATATTATATTATTATAATGAATATTAAGGAACATATCCAACCCTTAATAACACTAATTAAAAAAGCACAAAAAGATCCTTCAATGGAATTAGAAGTAGTTCTAAAAAATAAAGTAAATCAGGACACCTTTGATAGGGTTATCAAAAAAATTAAAGGGATTCCTAATATTACACTACAATCTTCTAGTGAAAGTTTAGATGTTTTTATTCCCAAAAATGATTTTAGAGTATCTGTTCTAGGTGGAAATTCGATTACTAAGTTTTGTAAAAGTAATAAATTATCAGAAGTAAATGAGAGAAATATCACTATTATGAAAAAATCTAAGGCTGATAGTGTAGATGTTTCTAACTATGATATTCGGTTCAATCTTAAAAGGGAAGAAAGAAAAGACATTTCTGAATTTGACCTAAATGCATGGGATAAAGAAGGTAAATATTTTAGATATAAAAAGAGATTTAGTTATATTACTCAAGATAAACTTTTTAGTTTTGATTTTACTGTATTGAAATCCTCGCCCAAAATTATGACTAACGAAAAAAATTATAAAAAGAAAAAAAAGGATGTTACTGATTTTTTGAAAAGATTTGTTGTAAAACCAAAAAAGGTAGATTTTGATAAATGGTGGGATAAACTAGATGATATTGATATGGTAGAAATACAAGGTAAAAAGAAATATGAATTTAAGTATTCTAAAGGGTTCGATAGTTCTGGTGTATTAGAAAGTCAACTTGAATATGAGATTGAATTAGAATGGCTTGGAAATAATATTAATTATAAAGGTGAACACAGAAGGATTTTAGATATTATTATACAACATGTTGGTATTATTTTACAAGGTGTAAACAAAAGTAATTTTATTATAAGTAATGATGATAAGAAACAGGTCATGGATGAATATAATAACTTAATGGGTTCTAATAAATTTAGTGCTCCACAGAATGTTACTCTTGAACACCATCATATTAAAAAACATAGTTATGTTGATTATAAACAGTTATTTTCAATAAGAAGAAACTATAGTGTTACAGAAAAGGCTGATGGAGAAAGAAACCTTTGCATTATTCTAAAAAATGGGGATGCTTTCCTAATGAACCGAAAAAGTGAAATCAAACCACTGGGATGTTCAATTAAAGGATTTGAAAATAGTATACTGGATGGAGAATTAATTCTAAAGGATAAAAATGACAAAAATATTATGCTTTTTGCAGTTTTCGACATCTATTTTCATAATAAAAAGGACATACGAAAACGTATTTTTAATAGAACAAGTGAAGAAAAAGAAGAAGGAAAGATAGAAATTTCAAGGGATGAGATTATGACAGATATGTTTAAAGATATTAAGGTAAATAATAATACAGGTACAACTATACATTTTATTAAAAAACAATTCTATTATGGTAATCAAGAAAAATATAACCGTGAACAAGATGAAGAGATTACAAAATTAGAAGGTGAACTAAAAATGGTTGAAAAGGATAGTGATATTTATAATCAAATCTTTACTAAAATTCACACTTTACATCAAGACACTACTATTTTTAGTGAAGCAAAAAAGGTATTAGAAAAAGAATATATCTATAAAATTGATGGGTTAGTTTTCACTCCAGTTAATCTTATTATTGGTGATGAGATTGACGGGAAACCTGCTAGATTTCAGGGTAGATGGAATAAATTATTTAAATGGAAACCGCCTGAAGAGAATACGATTGATTTTAGGGTCAGTATTCTAAAGGAAAATGGACAGGATGATGTTAAATATTCTAGTCATAATGGACGAGTTACAGCTTATAAAACTTTAGTTTTAAATGTTGGTTATAGTTCTGAGAAACATACAAATGTAAATTCATGCCGTGTTATGAATGAAGATATTGAATATAGTAAAGAATATAGTATGGTTCCATTCCAACCTGTAAACCCATATATAAAAAATATCGAACTTGCATACATACCAGTAAAGAATAATGCGTTGTTTACAGAAAATAGAGAAAAAATTAAGGATGGTATGATTGTTGAATTTAGTTATGATAAAAGACATGGAGAAGGATTTTGCTGGAAACCTTTGCGTATCAGAAATAATGATTCTCCTAATGATTTTATTACAGCAATTAATGTTTGGAGGTCGATTCATTACCCGATTACACGTGAAATTATAACATCTGGTAAAACGATTAATAACGAAGAAAATGTGTATTACTTTGGTAATATTGAAAGGAATAAACTATTTACTAAACCGATGGCTGATTTCCATTCCTATATTAAGAAACAAATTATAGGCAATAATTCAAAACACTATAGTAAATTAATTGATTTCGCTTGTGGTAAAGGTGGTGATATTAATCATTGGTTAGATAGTAAAGTCAGTTTTGTTGTAGGATTAGATGTAAACAGAGATAATTTAGACAACAAAGATAATGGTCTTTGTAATCGGGTTCTAAATATAAGAAATAAAAATAAAAGTGAAGTTCTAAGAAATATTCTTGCTGTATGGGCAGATAGTTCTAAACTAACCTCAAATGGAGTAGCAGCAAAAGATGATCTTAGTAAATACTATTTAGATATACTTTATGGTAATGCGACTGCAGACCTTATTAAAAGTTCTAAATTAAAGAAATTCTATAATATGGCAAATAAAGGATTTGATATAGGAAGTTCTCAATTCTCATTTCACTATTTCTTTGAAAATCGGGTTAAACTGGATACATTCCTTACAAATGTATCAGGTAGTCTAAAAAAAGGAGGTAAGTTTGTTGGTACCTGTCTTGATGGAAGAAAAGTATTTGACCTACTTAATAATAAAAATGATATCTCTGTTTTTGATAAAGATAAACTAATCTGGAAAATAACTAAATTGTATGATACTGATGTTATGAGGAATGATTCATCCTCTATTGGTATGCCTATAGATGTATTCGTTGAATCTATTGGAAATACAACAACAGAATGGTTAGTAAATTTTGAATATCTTAAAACTAAAGCATTGGAGTTTGATCTAGAACTAAAAGAGGTGAAATCATTTGATGATTATTTCACTCACCTTAATAAGAAAAAAATTAAATATGGAGAAGCCTCAAAAATGAATGATAAACTAAAACAATATAGTTTCCTAAATACAACATTCGTATTTGAAAAAAAATAATTTATTCTGAATCAGAATCAGAATCATCTGTTTCAAAATTAACCTCACCAAGGTTGTTTTCTGAATTATAAGGATTTATAGGACTATCATTATCAATAGGTCCTTTTGGCTGAACATTAAATAACCAATAGGGTATTTTTGTTTTAAGTTCATCTCCTAGTGCTTTATCATACACACTATCGTCTAAAACATTATTTGATTCATCAAAAACATCATTTACTTCAACTACGTTAGTTTCTTCGTCTACAACATTCGTAGCTTCTTCTGCTAAGGAATTTGCTTCTTTAACTACATTATTTGCTTCTTTAACTACATTATTCGCTTCTTCTGCTAAATTATTCGCTTCTTCAACTACATTATTCGCTTCTTCTGCTAAATTATTCGCTTCTTTAACTACATTATTCGCTTCTTCAACTACATTATTCGCTTCTTCAACTACATTATTCGCTTTTTTTGTATGTATTACTATATAACAAGATTTTATGTGTAAACATAATAGGAATACTGAAATTATCAAACAAAC